GGATGAGTGGATTACTCTACTGTTTAGTATCCCTCTTATCCTCGCATTCTGTGGTGACTGGGGTAATGCTATAGTCCAAGCAGGATTCACAGCCCTTGAGACTATGCCTACGTGGTATCAGTACTCCCTAGGTGGTATTGTAAGTGCCAGCATTGGTATGAGATCAGTATCTAAATTCTTCACAGGAAAGAAATAATGGCATTTAAATTATCAAACCGTAGCCTCGGTAAACTCGAAGGCGTAGATGAGAATCTAGTAGCTGTAGTTAAACGAGCTATTGAACTCACCAAGATCGACTTCGGTGTTACATTCGGTATGCGTACCTTAGAGGAGCAAGAGAAGTTGTTTGCTGCTGGTAGGTCACAGACCATGAAGAGTAAGCACCTAGAAGGCCGTGCAGTAGACCTTATGGCCTATGTGGATGGTAAGGGTTGCTGGGAGTTGAATGTGTATGATGACCTTTGTGATGCAATGAAAGAAGCTGCTGAAGAACTTGGTGTTGCAGTCAAGTGGGGTGCAGCTTGGTCAGAAGGTGACATCTGTACGTACCCAGGTACAGCAGAAGAAGCCATGATGACATACATTGACTTACGCCGTAGCCAAGGTAGAAGACCCTTCATTGATGGTCCTCACTTTGAATTGATGTAAGGATACACCATGTCAGTAGACTATAGAGGTGAAAAATTTTCAGGTTACAACAAACCTAAGCGTACACCTGATCACCCTAAGAAATCTCATGTAGTGCTAGCTAAAGAAGATAGTACTATTAAGATGATCCGCTTTGGGGAACAGGGTGCGTCTACTGCAGGTAAACCCAAGTCTGGTGAGTCTGACAAAATGAAAAAGAAACGTGCTAGCTTTAAAGCCCGTCACGGTAAGAATATTAAAAAAGGTAAGATGTCCGCAGCTTACTGGGCAGATAAGGTAAAGTGGTAATGTGGGTAGCTATCGTAGTGGCCTGTAGTACTTCACTAGCTACCTCGTGCCACGTTCTTGCCAATCAGGATAGAGTATTCTATAGTGAGTCTGCCTGTAAGGATGATTCATATAAAATGGCTAGTTACTTACTTTCTCAGGGTATCTTTGCTAAAGATAGTTGTTTAAAGATAGGGGAATCCGCATAATGACCACACCCAAGAAGTCTACAGTTAATGCAGCTAATAACTACACAAAACCTGGCATGCGTAAGAAGATTGTGGCACAAGCCAAGGCAGGTTCCAAAGGTGGTAAGCCTGGACAATGGTCTGCGAGAAAAGCCCAGATGGTTGCTAAGCAGTACAAAGCAAAAGGTGGAGGCTACAAATAATGAAGGCTTCTCAAAAATCGCTTAAGGACTGGACGAAAGAAAAATGGGGTACCAAGTCAGGTAAGCCCAGCGCAAAGACTGGTGAGAGGTACCTACCTAAGAAGGCTAGGGAAGCTTTGTCGTCGTCTGAGTATGCAGCTACAACCGCAGCTAAGCGTAAAGGCTCAGCAGCAGGTAAACAATTTGTTAAACAACCAAAGAAAATTGCAGAGAAGACTGCAAAATTTAGAGCTTCAGAAGGCGGACTAACTATGAAAAAAGGTATGCACAAGATGCCAGACGGTAGCATGATGAAAGACTCAGACCATAAGTCTGGTTACATGAAGGGGGGCATGACAAAGAAGACTGGGTATGCCCACGGTGGTGTAGTTAAAGCAAACTGTGGGGCTTCTATGAAGCCTACTCAAAAAGGAAAATAAGTAATGGCTAAGATGTCACTAAAAGAGTGGATTAACTCTAACCAAAAAGCTAAGGGTCTTTCAACCTCAGAAGCTAAAAAAGGCGCAGGTAAGTACAAGAGTATTTCTGCAGCTAAAAAGGCTGGTAGTCTTTATTACACAAATAAAGATGGTAAGACAATGATCGCTGCTACTGCTTCAGATCTGTCAGCCCCAGCTAAAAAGAGTGGGGGTGTTAAGACATCACTTCGTCCTAAGCTTAGACCTAAGTCTGACGTTACAACAGGCATCACTATTCCAAGAGTGACAACGACCAAACTCTCTAACACTAAGGGTGGAAGAGGTGATGGTGTCATCGAGATGGCTACCAGAGCTTTAGATAAAAATAAAGCTAGCAGAGGACAAGTGCCCCCTTCTACTGGCACACCAAAGTTTAATGGAGTTACCTTTAAAGAGTACCTAAGTATTGTTAATAACAACGCCATTAAGAGACTTGCTTTTGGCCTTCCTTCTGGTCTGTCTCAAGCAGAGTTTAATAAGAAAGCTAAAAAGCAAATGGATAAAGCTAATATCCTAGACAAAACTGACAATGCAAAAGCTAGACGTAAAAGATAACTCTACTCTGGATAAAGGCTAAAAGTAATGTCACTAAACAATCAAGGCAAGCCCTCACGTATACGTTCAGTATATGGACACAACACAGGTACAGCTACTGAAAACGTGTATACTTGCCCTGCTAACTGTATAGCAGAGGTTACTTTTATTCATATAGTCAATGGTGCAACTAGTGGAACCAACACGGTCGATGTAAATTGGTATGTAGCTGCTGATACCTACACCTCTAAGTTCCTAAATAACAAAAGCATTGCACACGATACGTCAGTTACTCATAGTAATATAGATCTAGTTCTCCAATCTGGAGATAAGATACAGGTGACTCCCGCTAATTCTGGTCACATTGATACTATTATTACTGTAACAGAGACCTTTATCCCAGTAGGGTAATGACGGGGTTGCATTATTAGCATTGGTATGTTATAACTGTTTATGTAAAACTATCCTAACCCAAGTAAGGGTTTACTTAAATTAGGATAGAAGAATGATTAAACATATTAAAGCTTTTGCTAACCGTGCATGGGACCGTCATGTAAAACGTATGCAACGCAGAGCAGACTACTGGGTACTAAACAATATGTCAGCAAAAGACTTGCATGATATAGGTGTTACACGCACTGAAATAAGGCAGAAAATATATGGGCCGAAACCTCACTGAGAAACAACAAGCATTCTTGGATGCATTGTTTGAAGAAGCCGAAGGCAACCCTGTTAAAGCTCTTAAGCTTGCAGGGTATGCCGAAGGTACGTCCTCTACTACTATTATGTCTGTATTAAAAGGCGAAGTAGCTGAAAGAACTAAAGACTTTATCGCAACTCGTGGTCCAGCGGCAGCTTGGGCTATGATGCAAGTAATGAGATCACCCACAGATTTGGGCAACAAAGAGAAGATGGCAGCTGCAAAAGACTTTATGGATCGTGCAGGTTTTGTTAAGACTGACAAAATTGAAGTGAAGACTGAAAGTCCTTTGTTTATATTGCCTCCAAAAGAAAATGAAAACTAAAACTTGGAAACTACCTAAACCGGAAAAGATCGGTGGTGAGTGGGAGTGGGTACCGTTAGTTAGGGTGGGGAGATTTCTTCCTTTTGGGTATAGACAAGACCCCACTGACCCTGATATACTATTACCAATCCCAGAAGAGCTAGAGCTTTTTGAGCAAGCTAAGAAACACTTAAATCAGTACAGTTATCGTGAGGTATCTGCATGGTTAAGTGAAACTTCTGGTAGATATATATCTCATGTAGGTTTGTTTAAGAGGGTTAAGATTGAGCAAAAACGTAAGGCAGCAGCTTCAATCCAACGCTTCTACGCCGAAAGGTACAAAGAGGCAGCAGAAAAAGCGGAAAAGCTCGAAAGCAATCGACTTGGTAGAAGACGCCCCGTCGAAGAAAGTTCCAGCACAGGTTAAGCCTGCGCCTATAGATGTAGTTGCAGCACAGCGGGAGATTCTCTTTGAACCCAATCCAGGGCCACAGACAGAATTTCTAGCGTCTACAGAGCAGGAAGTTCTATACGGTGGCTCAGCTGGAGGCGGTAAATCATACGCAATGATTGCTGACCCAGTGAGGTACTTGAACAATCCTAACGCCCAGATGCTCCTAGTTCGTCGTAGTACTGAGGAACTCAGAGAGCTTATCTCGGTATCCAAGCAACTTTACCCACGGGCTATCCCAGGGATTAAGTTTATGGAACGAGATAAGACTTGGGTAGCACCTAGCGGTGCGACTCTGTGGATGTCTTACCTTGACCGTGACGATGATGTCATGAGATACCAAGGACAGGCCTTTAACTGGATTGGCTTTGACGAGCTTACTCAGTGGTCTTCACCTTACCCGTGGAACTATATGCGTTCACGCTTACGTACTACTTCAGCTAGTGGGCTACCTCTCTACATGAGAGCTACTACTAACCCTGGAGGTCCAGGACATCAGTGGGTTAAGAAGACTTTTATTGACCCAGAGACACCTAGAAAAGCTTTCTGGGCTACTGATGTAGAAACTGGAGAAACTATTACTTGGCCTAAGGGTCATACAAGAGAGGGACAACCTCTATTTAAGAGAAGGTTTATTCCTGCGACTCTTTTTGATAATCCCTATCTTTCTGATGATGGGATGTACGAAGCCAACCTACTCTCTTTGCCTGAGCACCAGCGAAAACAATTGTTGGAAGGGGATTGGGACATTAACGAGGGAGCAGCTTTTCCTGAGTTTAACCGTAAGCTACACGTTGTAGAACCATTTGATATTCCTCACAGCTGGGCAAAGTTTAGAGCAGCTGACTATGGTTATGGATCTTACAGTGGAATTGTTTGGATTGCAGTGGCTCCTGATGAGCAACTGATTATCTATCGTGAGATGTACGTTAAGAAAGTCTTAGCTACAGATCTTGCAGATATGATATTAGATGTTGAGTCCGAAGAGAAAATACGTTATGGTGTACTTGATAGTTCTCTGTGGCATAAGCGTGGAGACACTGGGCCTTCCTTAGCAGAACAAATGATTGTTAAGGGTTGCCGATGGAGACCTGCAGATAGATCTAAAGGTTCTCGTGTCTCAGGTAAAAACGAAATACACAGACGACTGCAGGTAGATGAGTTTACAGAACAACCACGTATGGTTATCTTCAATACTTGTAAGAACTTAATCTCACAGTTACCTGCTATCCCACTGGATAAGAACAATCCCGAAGATGTAGATACCCACTCAGAAGATCACCTTTATGATGCACTGCGTTATGGTGTAATGACAAGACCAAGAAGTAGTTTATTTGATTATAACCCAGCTTCGAATACAGGGTTTCAAGTAAGCGACCCCACCTTTGGCTATTAGGAAGTAATATGGAAGAAGACGAAATCTTTGAAAATGAAATGGCTATGGACTCTGTTGAATCTAGGGCTGTCGAGGACATGGATGAAGGTGGGTACTCTGATCCAGTAGTAGGGAGCATTATCTCTCTAGTTACTGAGAGATACTCAAAAGCGTCTACTTCGAGAGAAACTGAGGAACAACGGTGGGTTAAAGCCTACCGTAACTACCGTGGACTATATGGATCTGATGTACAGTTTACTTCTACTGAGAAGTCACAAGTCTTTGTAAAAGTAACTAAGACAAAAGTACTAGCTGCATATGGTCAGATTGTAGAAGTTCTATTTGGCAATAATAAGTTTCCTATTTCTATTGACCCCACTACCTTACCAGAGGGTGTTGCAGAGTCAGTAAACTTTGAAACTAATACTGACATGCAAAAAGCTAAGTCAGATTTTTCACCAGAAGATATGAAACTTCTTCCAGGAGAAACATCTACAGACCTTCGTGAAAGACTTGCAGGACTAGAGAAAAAACTTTCTCCAGTTATTGCAGAGCTGAAAGAAGGTACTGGTGGTACAGCTACAGAAGTTACTATACACCCAGCTATGATCTCTGCTAAGAAAATGGAAAAGAAAATCCATGACCAGCTAGAAGAATCTAATGCGAACAAGCAGTTACGTGTAGCAGCTTTTGAATGCGCACTGTTTGGCACAGGGGTTATGAAAGGCCCGTTTGCTGTAGATAAAGAATACCCTAACTGGTCTGAAGAGGGTGAATACGAACCAATTTATAAAACAGTCCCACAGACATCTTCTGTATCTGTCTGGAACTTCTACCCTGATCCAGATGCAGCTAATATGGATGAAGCTGAGTATGTTGTTGAGCGTCACAAGATGTCTCGCACACAGCTACGCAGTCTCAAGAACAGACCTTTCTTCCGTAAAAACTCAATTGACACAGCTATTAATATGGGGGAGTCCTACACTAAAGAGTGGTGGG